GCGCTCGGCCTGCTGCCGCAGGTCACGCACGACCGCCGACAGAGCGCCGGTCGCCTGCGCGCCTGTCTGGCGAGCCGACTGGGGGGTGCCGCCAATGCGGGCCTGCACACGGTCGGCCGCGGTCGCGTAGCCGCGTCCAATCGACTCGCGGACGGCGTCTTGCGCCTCTTGCGCGCGTGACCCTGCGGCGAACTTGTCGGTCGCCGCTACGCCCGTGCGGGCGGCCAATTGATCCCAATCCCTCGCGTACGCCTGTCGCGTGCGCGCGTTGGCTCTGGTGGCGACCAGTGACCCGCCGAGTGTGCGGTCGGCGAGCCACTGCGCGCCGCGCACGACCGGATTGCCGGTGACGGTGCCCGCATCGACGGGGAGTCCGCGGTCCATCACCGACTGCACCGCGCGGCGCTCGATGGACACCGGGTTGCGCGTGCGGAGCCGAGACATCAGGGTCGGTCCCCCGACCCCAGCGGCCGAGCCCGTCAGGAACTCGCCGATGGTGCCGGCGGCCTCCTGCTGCTCAGGGGTCGCCCCCAGCGACTCGGCCACGCGGGCGCCGCCGGCACGCCCGGCCTGCCCCACGACGTAACTCGACGCGAGGCCGATGCCCGTCAGCACGGGCGCCGTGACCGCCGCGTAGCCGAGCGCGGGCAGGGCCACGGGCGCCAGGGTCGTGCCCAGTCCAGTGAGAACGTCGGCCGAGCCGCGCAAGGGACTGCCGGTGACGATCTCGCGCACGCCAGTCGCCATCCGGCCGGGGCCACCGGTCGCCCACTGGCGCAGCAGCTCGTCTGGCGTCGGGAGGGCGTTCCCGCCCTCGGGGGTACTGGGCGAGAGCATCCCGCGCATGGCGGCGGCGGGCGGGGGCGTGGTCCGCCGCTCAGACTGGCGCGCCTGCTCAGCCAGGGCCGCGTAATCGACGGGCGCGGGCGCCGCAGCCCCGCGCCGCGCCTGCGCGGCGAGCGCCGCGTAGTCGACCTGCTGTGCCATTACGGGATCCCCGCCAGACGCTTGAACGCGTCGGCCTCTGCCTGCGTCGCGAAGGCGTGCGTCGAGCCGTCCGGCGCGGTCACGGTCACGGTGCCCGCGTCGCCATCAGGCACCGTCCCCGTCGTCTTCAACGACAGCAGCCGCTCGCGGTTCCGCTTGGTCGCGGCGAGGTTGGCGCGGAACACGGTCGGGTTCTGCGTCGGGTCGGGCAGCTGGTCCAGCATCCGCCGCTCCTCGGCGGCACTGACGGCCGCCCCAGACAGCAGGTTGATGATCTGATTCCGCAGCGTCGCGACGTTGGCATAGAACGTCGCCTGCGCGTCGCTCGGCCCCATCAGTGGCACGTTCTTCGTCGCCTGCGCCCATCGCCCAGCCACGGGGCCAATCCACTCATCGCTCATCGACCGTTCGATGTCGGTGAGCAGCGCCAGTGTGGCGGCATCATTCGCCGCGCTCAGCCGCTCTGCGCCAGTGGGCGTGCGCGGCACCGGCTGCTGGTTGGGGCCAAGCACCGGCGTCGCCGTCGGCGCGCCGCCATTTCCGGGTCGCGTCACGGCCAGCGGGCCGTCTGGCCCCTGAATGATGACGGGCAGTACAGGCGCGCGCGGGTCACGCGCCGCCTCATCGAGCTGCTTGCGGATGGTGAGCTCTTCGGCGTAGGTCACCTCGTCGGGCCGCTTGCCCATCGAGGCGGCATACCGCGCAATCGCGCGCGCCAAGTCCGACGGAGGCGCCGACGACTGCCCCTGCGCCGCCTTCCAGCGCGGATACTCGGCCTGCTGCGCGGGCGTCAGGGCCGCGTCCGATGTCAGCCCCAACGAGGCGCGATAGGCGGCCATCAGGTTCTCTTCGGCCGTCGGCGTCTTCGGGCCGCCCTGCAGGCGGTCGCTCGGCACGCCAAAGGCCGGGAGCGCAGGCCGGTCGAGCGTCTCGCCGGGGGCGACCTTGTCGCCTTTCAGCCGCGCTGCGTATGCCGCCGCCTGCGCCTCCATCACGGCCTTCTGCGCTGATGGCGAGGCCGCGACCACGGCCAGCCGCGCGGCTTCATCCGCCGCCGCCCAGTTTGGCGCGCCTGGTTGCGTCAGTCGGTTGGCACGACCGGCCAGCAGCTGCCCGTGCTGCGCGGCCGTCAACCGTCCCGCGAGGAGCTGCGCGTCGAGGTAGTCACTGTAGCTGTCGGCGGTGGCCGCAGAGAGCCCCTGCTCGTCCCGCACCGCGTCGCTCCGCTTCTTGGCGGCGTCGCTCAGCGTCAGCATCTGTGCCTGCACCGCCAACTCTTGCCGCCGCTTGCGCTCGGGCGCGTTCGCGACGGCCTGCACGATGCCAGACCCGGTCTGCGCGATGTTCTGCCACAGCTGCCCGGCGAGTGCCATGCGCCGCTCGTCCGCCGCGGCCTGCGCGCGCGCCTGCCCCTGCATCAGCTCGAGCAGCGTGCCGACGTAGGGGTTGGTGTAGCGCTCGGGCCGCTGGTAGCCGCTCGGCGCGAACGGGACGGTGTAGTCCGCCATCAGCTCAATCCCGCGTTGAAGACGGTCGTCGCCGACGGGTGGCTGTAGGCGTAGACATCCCACGCGCGGTTGTAGCCCTGGTTCGCCGCGCTCTGTCTTGCAGCCTGGGCGTTCTGCCATGACGCCAGCTGCGGCGCGTAGCGGTCCTTCGCCGTGCCCAGGTTCGTGTTGTAGGCGTTTAGGGCTCGGTTGTAGACGTTGCCGTATTCCTGGCTTGCCATGTTCTGGCCGTAGCTGAGGATGTCCTTGAGCGTGCCCCCCGTCCGCAGCGTGCCGCGCCCGGCCGCGCTTTGCTCGAGGGCTTTGCGGCCCTGGTCGAGGCGGAACTGGTAGCCGGGGTCAGCGAACATGCCCTCGGCGCCCGGCGCGGTGAAGTCGGCGAACTCAAACGTCGGCGCGTCCTTGAGCCACGACAGGTCGGGCGCCATCGGGCCGCCCCAGGTGTAGTAGTCCTGATAGCTGCCGGTGGCCGATGGGCCGCTGGGGCTGCCCCCGCTTGCGCCCCCGCCGCCGGCCGCCGCGTCACCGGGCTTGGGCGGCAGGGCCCAGCCCTGCGCCTTGTAGACGCTGTTGAGCCACTGGTCGCCCGTGGGCGTGCCATACGGGTTGCCGGTGGTGTAGCCGCCCCACGTCGGGTCGTAGCCTGCCGACCCAGGCGCGATGGTGTCCCATCGGCCCGTCGTGTCGTTCCACACGCTGTTGGGCGGCGGACCACCAACGCTGTTGTCTGTTGCGACGTCGTCGTACCAGTTGCCGTAGGCGTCGTAGGGCATCGTCAGCCTCGCTGCAGCATGTTCCCGAGCGTGCCGGGATATCGGTTGATGGCACCGCCGCCGAAGGCGCCGTCGAGCAGGTTGCGCGACGCGGCGCGGTAGGGCGCGCGGAGCTGCTGCTGCGCCTCCCACTGCCCCTTCTGCATCCCCAGCATCTCGTTGTAGCGGCGCGTGTCCTCAGCCTGCTGCGCCTCCCAGTTCCGCTGGTCCTGCGCGGCCTGCTGTTGGAGGAACGCCTGCTGCGCCTGGAACATCTGCAGCTGCTGCGCGAGCGACTGCTGATTGATCTTGCTCTGCGCCCGGTTGCCCATCATCGCGCCGGACAGGTCGACGCCGCCGCGAATGATGTCGTCCCACGGCAGCTTGCTCCATTGCATGCCCATCGTCGTCCCTTCCCTCACCCCGTTCTGCCACGCGGCCACCGGGAGCGACCGCGATGCCAGCAGCCCGCCGGCCCCCGTGCTTCCGCTCGCGGCGCCCATGACACCACCGGGCACCGCTTTCACCACGCCTGGCACGGCGCCTAGACCGGCGCCCATGAGCATGTCGCGCAGGCTCCCCCCGGACAGCGCCCGGTTCGCCGCCCCCGCCCCCGCGCCGATCAGTGCGAGCGACACGCCGCCCGTGAACGGCGCGGCCACAATCGGCGCCGCAATTGACCCGATTTTGCCGAGCGTCTTCCAGAAACCCATTTACGCGTCCACCTGCTCGGCCACCAACCAGAGGCTGTAGGCCATCGCCGTCGCCCCCATACTGCTGTACGCCGTGCTGTAGGTCAGCGGCGTGCTGGCGTCAATCGTGACCAGCACGGTGTCGCTCTGCACCGTCGTCGTCGTGTTGCCCGTCATCGCCGCGCCCGACAACGCGCACGCCACGCCGCCGTTGGTGAAGCCAAGCGTGACCGTCAGGCTGCTCGAAATGGTCGCCGCCGTGGTGATGCGCGCCAGATAGCTGACCCGGTAGACGCCCGTCGCCAGCGCGCCCAGCGGGAGCGCCGTCGCGCCGATGGCGGCGGTCTGGCCCTCCACCGTGACCGTGGTCAGCCGATACGGCGCCTCCTGCACGTCCTGCTGCAGCGTGGTGAACCAGTGGACCCAGGGCGTTGACAGGCGCCCGTCGGTGCGCCGCACGAGGGGATCGGCGAGCGGGAACGGAGCGGCCTGCGCCATTTACGCCACCCCCTGCAGGACCGCGCCCAGGAGCCGCCACGGCACCGGGTCACTCACCACGACCTCGGGCATCCATCGCCGCCCGCAGCCGTTGCGGAGCCACCGCACGCGCGCGCCGTAGCGCCCGCGCGCGCCGGCGGTGCGCCACCGCTCCGACCCCCAGGTCTTCCCGCCGTCGCGACTGATCCGCAGCGCCACCTGCGGCTTGAGGCCCTGACCGCTGACGGCCCCCAGTCCCGGCTCGAGCAGCAGCTCGAACACGGGCACGGTCAGCTCACGGTTGCCGTCGAACAGTGCCGGCGCGCGGCGCACGCGTCGGATCGGCCGGTCGTCGACGTCTACCGCCGACGCCGTCGTCAGCCGATACACCCCGGCCCCGTCCCGGTCGAGCACGAGGTGCGCGGACGTGTGCGGGACGTAGAGGTGATAAAGCGCGCGGGACGCTTGGTAGGCGTTGTGCGCGCTGTCCCAGCTGCCCCGCTGCGTCCAGCGCAGTCCAGTCCCGATCTGCAACGTCGACGTGACATCGCACGCCCACGTCACGCCGGCCGTCGGCAACGTCAGCACGTAGAACGTGTGGCCCTGGTCGGTATAGGAATCGCCGATGGCGTCCGCCACGACGCCATACGATTCCAGCGCCACCGCCAACGCAAACGTCCCTGCGGGCTCGGGCGTGAACCCCGCAGCGCGATACACCTGCCCCTCGCCGTCGCGGGTCGCGCCCAGCCACATCAGGACGTTGCCGGCCACGCGCGCCGAGAACGGCGCCGCGCACCCCACCGGCATCAGCCCCGACGGATGGGGCTGGAATGGGAACGGAAAGGTGCCCCCGTCAAACCACGCCTCCGACGTCTGCGTGCCAAACAGATACAGAAACCGGTCGAGCACCGCCATCGAGACCCACGGGTCCGACGCGGTGCTGCGCTGCGCGAACTGTGTCGGGTCCCACGTCGTGCCGTCGAGCAGGTCGCTCAGGTAGATCGTCGACGTCGCCGCGTCGAGCACGATGAAATAGCCATCGAGGTGGACGCCCATCGTCGTGGCGCCCGTCCGCACCTGCGTGAACGTGTTCGCCTGCAGATCGAAGAGGTAGCCGTTGTTGCCGGAGCACACCAGCACCTGCCCGCCGCCATCACCGTTCCAGCACAGGCTGGCCGGGTTCGTGTCGCTGGCGACCGTGCCGCGCGCCGTCAGGGCATACGTCGACGGGTCCACTTCGTAGAACGTGCTGCCGATCACGGCGAACACACGGTTTTGGCACGTCAGTGTGCCGCGGCCGGGGCTCGTCACCGCCGTGGACAGGCGCTCGACGCCCGGCGTCGGGTAGAGCGCCAGTGCGGCGTTCGCCGAGCCCGTTTCTGCCCGCTCGACGTACCAGTTCACCGTGCGCTCGCCACTGGCGAGCGGCGACTGGGCCTCGTAATCGCCGCCGATGAAGCCGGGATAGTCGGGCATTAAAACTGCCCCCCGTCGAATCCGGCGCGCGACAGGGCGCCCTGGCGCGTCCCTGGCACGCCGGCCATGGACAGGTCCGCCGTGCGGAGGTTGGCGCGCTTGACCGCCGCTTTCGACGCGACGGCCAGCTCGAGCACGACCGGCGGCGGCTGCACCGCAAACGTCGGCGCCAACTCCACTGCCAGGTTGGTGCGGATGAAGCGCCGATACCCCGGCGGCAGCGCCAGCGTGTCTGTCAGCCCCGCGAACTCCGCCAGCGGCGTGGCCGTGTAGAGCACGCCCTGCAGCGTGCTGCTCGTCGGCACCGGCCACGCGAGCAGCGTGCCGGTCGTGGCGCCGGGGCGGTAATACCAAGCCGTGGGATACGTGCTCTGGAACGCCTTCTGCGCGATGGCCGCGTAGGCGTCCTCCGTCAACGGACGGCCCAGGAGGTATTCGGTCACCGGCGACTGCGACGTGTCCTGGTAGCCCACGGCCTCGATGGCCTCGGGGCCACCGGGCCGGGCGACGTTCACCGTCTGCCCGGTGCCGACCGTGTAGCTACTGACGCCCGCCGTCAGCGCCCACGTCGTGCGGGTGCGCCCGAACAGCGTCAGCCCTTCGGTCGCGAGCGCGTCGAGCCAGTCGTTCACCCGGTCGAGCGCCACGGCGCTGTCGTCCGCCGCTGGCACTTCGCCAGCCGCGACCAGCCCCAGATCCTGCAGGGCCGCCGTGATGGCGTCGCCGATGGTCACGGGCTAGACCTGATACAGCGCGAGGAGCGCCGTGGCCGTGGTGCTGGTGCTGTTAATCCGAATTGGCGTGATCGGCAGCACGGTGCCCGCCGGCACGCCCGTGAACGTGCCGGTGGTGCCGTCGCCCATGACGGCGACGACGTTGCCGGTGCCCCCGACGTAGATGGCGAGGGGCGCCCGAGCCTTGCCGTCATCGGCCGTCGTTTCGCCGATGTCGATGGTGTCGCTTGGCGTGATGGCGACCCAGCGCTGGAAATTGTCGCGTGCCTGCATGGGGCCTCCTGAAAGCCAGAACCGCCCGGTGGTGAGCTCGAGCCCACCACCGGGTCAGGTCACGCGACTAGGCCGCGCCGCCCGCGATCCGAACGATCCAGTCCGGGCGCAGGACCGCCAGGCCGAACAGCAAATCGAAGCGGCACTTGAATTTGTCGTTGTCGCCGTCGTAGTAGCGCACGAACCGCATCGAGATGCCGCTGTCCGGGTCGGTCTTCACCGACGCCATGTCCACGCCCGCCGGCTTCTGCAGCTCGGCGAACGCCAGCGCGATCGCGCTCTTGTGCCACGCCATGTTCTGCGCGGTAAGCGTGTTGGCCGCGCCGAGCACGGTGAGGGCCGCGTTGTCGGCCGGCGAGCCGCTCACGGTCTGCTGCGCGCCAGACGTCACGATGGACGGCGAGATGGGGATGGTGATGTTGCCGCTGGCGTCGGACGACTTGTCTGCCGTCACCACGAACTGCTGCAGCACCCCCGTGCTCGCCTTGCTGACCGGGTTGACGGCATACACGCCGGCCACCGTGAACACGTCGCCCTGCTTGAGGCGCGAGGCCGCCGCCGCCGTCCAGCCATCGGTGACGAGGGTCGCGCCCGTCTGGCTGGCGCCGTTCACGAGCGGCGTGCCGCCGAGCGGGCCAACCTGGTGCGTCGCCACCTGCTGATCCATGGCCCAATTGAAGCCCGCAACGTTCTCGCCCATCTCCGCGTCGTCATACTGCGACGAGATCTTGCCGCTGCGGTTGAACAGCCCCTTGAGCGCGTCCACGATGTTGGCCTGGCTCTGCGGCCCCAGGATCAGCGCGCGCTGCCCGTCGCGCGGGCACGAGAACTGGTCCAGCTTGGCGCCGGCGTCGAGATAGGTCGACAGCGCCGTCGGCGTCGTGCCAGGCGTGCCCACCGTGTTGAACGCGGACTTGTACGCGTTGCTCAGGATGTAGTTGTCGACATAGTTCGCCAGCAAATTGATCTGCGGCTTGAGAATCTGGTCGGAGAACGACGACAGCGACAGGGCCAGCTCGGCCGACGTCACGGCGGTGTCCACGCCGATCTGCTGGTCGATCGTCATAGTCGTGTACTCGTCGGTCACGTTCTGCGCGGAGTAGGTCGCGCCCGTGCGGACGGTGTACTGGTTGGGCTTGCGGACGCGGATCGTCCCGCCCGTCGCCGACTGGGTGCCCTTCTGTCCGAAGAGCGCCTCGAACTTGCGCTCCGTGTGCCGCGCCGCCGCGAGGTTGTTGCGGAACAGGCGCAGCGCCTCGAGGGTGATCACATCGTTCGTGAGAAACGTATTCGGCATTGGTTATCTCGCGCCGAACGAGCGACGCACGGATTCCCACTCAGCCAGAGAGCTGATGTCTTTGGGATCACGCGCGCCTGTCGGCACACTGGCGCCACGCCCGACCGGCTGAATCGGGGGTTTCGCCTGTGAGAGGGAGGGCTGCGACGCCGAGCCGCTGGGTGCAGCGTCGAGCCTGGCTTCGAGTCGACCGACCTCGCGCATGGCGAGCATCGGGTGCAGCGCCTGGAGGCGCCGAAGGTCGTCCGGGTGGTCGGACAGGTAGCGCATGAGCCGCTGCGGCTGCTCGCTCTCAAGCAGGGCATCGGCGACGGCCGTCCCCCCGTCGGGGCGCTCACCGGGCTGCAGCGACATCGCCGGCCGCAGGTTGAGCACCTCGGGAGACAACCCGGCCAGCAGCGCCGGCTCGGCCTGCTCGGCCGCGGCCATGCGCGAGGCGAACGTCGACGCGCGCGCGTGCCGCAGGTCGTCGGCCTGCTGCGCCTCGGCCTGCGCCTGCGCGTGCTGCATCAGCTCGCGGTACTGCTGGCGCGCGGCCCACCGCGCCTGCGCGGCGACGAACGCCGCATACGTGTCGAACTGGTCCTCGAGGGGCTGCGGGTCGCCCGCGTCGCCAGGCCTGGCCTGGGGCTGATCAGGGGCCTGCGGCACGGGGGCTGACGCCTGCGGGGGCGCCGCCGCCTGCGCCTGCAACGCCACCAGCTGCTCGCGCAGGGCCGCCGCCTCGCGCCGCGCCTGCTCGCGCTCCCAGACGACGTGCGCGATGCGGTCCTGCGGGTTTCGCCGGCGATCCGCCGGGGCGGCCTCGACCGGCGCGTCCGCCGGGGCCAGCGCGTCTGCCGGAGCCGGCGCGTCGGCGGCTGCGGGGTCTGCGACGGTCGGCGCCGCGTCCGCTTTGGTGAACCGGCCTCGCGCGTCGCGGCCCGTGCGCGTCTCCTGCTCCCCGAGCAGGCGCTCGCGGATCGTGTCTGCGCTGTCCTGGGGCTCTGGCGGCTGCGCGCTCTCGCGCAGCAGCTGCGGGCGGGCCGCTTCGTAGTCCGCCAAAGACGTGAGCGACGAAGGGTCGAGCGCTGACGCGTCGGACACGGGAGCCGCGGGTTCCTGCATGCACACCCCAAACGCAAAAAAGGCCCGCACCGGCAGCACGAACTGCTGTCGATGCGGGCCTTCTCCCAGGGCCGTGAGGCCGCTGGGTGAGCCGTCTGAATTAGTGGCGCGCTGTCGTGGCGCCGATCACGCGGGCACGAAGCCCAGGTCCGGGGTTAGCCGCGCGCGCGTGCGCGCGGTAGACGCCCAGGACCACACTCTACGGCGGCGTGGACGCATTGCAGCCGCGTGCGCGATAAAAGCTCAAGATATTGCGGCACGCCGCCGCTGAAGCGCACCAGCACGTCGCCGTCATGGCGGGCCTGCCAGAGCTGCTCGAGTAGCTCAGGGAAGGTGGCGCCTGCTATACTGAAGGTCGCTTTACTCATCCAGACGACCCGAGGGACGCCGCCCGACGACGGTCACCAACCCACGCCCGGTGGGTGGTTCTGCGGCGAACGATGAGGTGATTCAATGGCACGACGTTCCACCCGACACGACGACGAAGCCGACCCGCTCAATGTCCGCATCCTCGCCCACAACCGGGCGGCCGCCCACCTGTCCCCCACCGACAGCTGGACGCCGCCGCAGTCGGATTGGCGCAGCTTTTGTCTGCATGGGGTCGACCCCGCGAAGCGCCCGGTCGACAAGGACTGGGAAGACTGCACGGAACCCGAGCGCGACCGGTGGCGCCAGTTCTGGGTCGACTTGGGCGCTAGGCACGGCGACCCGCTGTTCGCACGTCGCACGGAGCGGCGCATCGTCAAAGGGTCACTGGCCCGCACGCGACAAGGACGCCGGGGCGACACCGGCCGCTGACCGGTCAGTATCCTCGGCGAGCAGACCCACCTGTTGCAGCGCCCCTGCCAGTGACATCAGCAGCGCCAGTGGCGCCCCGAGCTGTTTGGCGAGCCGTTCCACGCCTGCGTAACCGTCGGCGGCCACCGCGTCGCGTAATGCCGTAATGGCCTGGTTGACGTGGAGACGCCCACCCGAGAGGCGCACCATTTCTTGGTCAATGGCATTGAGCTGCGCAGCGATGGCCGGTGCGACCGCGTCAAACCGGTCGCGGAGGTCCGGCGGAATAAGCCGCGCGAACGCCTGTCCTGCGGCGCCTTCGGGAGTGTCCCACGGGTTCTCCTTGTAGAAGCCGCCTCGGTCTTCGGTGACGCCGTTGCCGTGGTCATACATCGTACGGTTTCGCTCGACGTGCGTCGCGTTGAAGTCGCGCTTCGCCTGTTTAACCAGCTTGTCGAACACCTTCGGCGGCAGGCCGCCCAAGGCTGTCGGAGTGTTGATAAGCCGCACGCCATCGCGGGTGGCTACCAGCGCCACTGAGTCGGCATTGCCTCCATACTTCTTGACGAGCTGGTCGAGGCGCTGCATCTCGGCGTCGGTGGGTACGCGTCCCCACGCCACCTCAGCGGCGTGCTTGCTGCCGCCGACGCCTTTCACGAGTCTGGACCCAGCGATAGCCTTCTGCGCGGTCAGCAACCCATAGGTCGCCTCGACGGCTTGCATTAACTTCATGGACGCAGGGTCGACCATGCGGCCCCCTTCGGGAGCATCCACCTGCCCGACTAAGCTCTGCGTCTGAATGCCCGGCGAGATGACGCCCTGATAGACGCCCGGCGCCTCGAACGCCTCGCCGGTTAGTAGCCCAAACTTCGCCGCAATTTGGTCGCGCATCCGCGCATCGTAAATGCTGGTCTGTGTGCGAATCAGGTCGTGCAACGTCCCCGCCTCAGATGGCGTCATCCCCTGCAAGTGACCGGTATTCTTACCTGGCACCGTTTCACGCGAGCCGGCCATGACGTACTTGCGGAAAGCATCCCGCACGTTGAAGGCGGGGTTTCGGTCACCGGCACGCTTCTTACTGCCCACCCACGCCGCCGCCTGAAGACGCCCGAGCGTCCAGTCGGTGCGGCCGCCCAGCTGCCTCGCGTTGGCCTGCGCGACAGCTTCGTCGGCCATGTTGTCCATCCACGCGTGTTCCTGTTTGGTGAACCCACGCCGTAGCGGCGAGCCGTCAGGGTTCATAAACCCCCAAGCTTCCCCGTCCCAGATGTCATGCACCGAGCGCGGGACGCCTTTCACCTTCGGCAGATAGCCGCCACCCTGCGCCAGGTTGTGGCTGAACGGCTCGTGCTTGGGTCCGCTCGCCCCGCCGCCAGTGTAGGACTGGTAAATCTTCTTGGACATGGCGGTCGGGAACCGACCCGTACGCACCGGCTCGTTCGCCATGACCTGGTTGTGACCTTTGATCGCAAATCCGGTATTCACGTCGACCCCGGTGCCGCTCGACGTCGCCGCCTCGGCGTCGCTCACGGCCATGGGTCGCGCGCCGGGCTGCGTCGCGGGCCTTCTCGAGGCCAGCCGAATAGATGCCGAGGTCGAAGGTGGTGGGTCCGGTCTGCTGTGCGCGGTACTGTCCCATCGTGCCCTCACAATGTCGTCAACATCACCAACAGGGCGGCGAGGTCGTCGTCGTCCTGACGGAGCTGCGCGGTCGGGTCGCACGCGGCCACGGCCCACACGTGCGGCGACGCGCTCAGCCAGACCGCTTGGGCCGCGACCGTTCGTGTCGGCGGCGCCACCGGCGGCGGCTCGTCGGCGGGGATATCCACGGCGGGCCGCGCGACCGCACGCGCCGCCACCCTCGGGCGCGTCACCCACACCGCTCGCGCGGCGTCCACGGCGCGCGCGCGACGGCCCCACATGGGGTGCTCGAGCAGCTCGCGTGTCCACCCGCCGGTGGCTGTAGGCGCCACGGCGTCAACGGTGCCGGTGGCCGCCAGCGCGGCCGGCGCAGTCGTCACACTCG